ATGAATGATGCTTATGAAGCTGAGATCATTAGAGCATATAAGGAAGTGTCTAGATTAAGAGTCGGTGTATCTACAACAGGTGCAGTGATCATGGATAATCTAAGAGGATTTGAACTGAACTACTTAAGTGATAGTGTAAGAGAATATGCAAATGAGATCAAGGTGGCTATGCTTAGAGGTATAGTTACTGGTGAATCTACAGATCTTATTATTACTAATATGTTAAATGAGTTTGGTCCTGGTAAAAGAATTGGATCATCAAGATCTGTGGCTTTGGTTAATGATGCATTTGCCAGGTTTAGTAATGCTACCAGGCAGAAGGCATATGAGCAGTTTCCAGAGACTAGGTTTGATTATGTAGGACCTACTACAGGTAACATTAGAGATGCTTGTGTAAGAGTAAAAGAAGAAGTAGCTAAAAGAGGTCCACTGACCTTAGCAGAAATTAGAGATCTTAGAACTATCATAGGTGTACAAAAAGACAACTCTGAGTTCTTTGGATTCTCAGATAGAGGTGGATTTAATTGCAGACATGATTGGGTGAAAGTACAATAATGAAATTACCAGCAATAACAAAATTAAATAGAGAAGTCATGAAGGTTATAGCTCAAGAAGCTATAGATCTTATTAGATCAGATGCTGATAAGGGCATCTTCCAGAATGGTGTTAAGAATCAGCAATATGGATCACATGGTGACACTAAAGGTGAATCACCAAAGAAAAAAGGAAAGTACCAGGAATATAAAGCTAATGGCATGAGAAGATTTAAAGATGGTGCTAAGCTTAAAGGTTTCAAGGCAAAAGCAACTAATACAGATGCAAATTTTGTAAACATGAATTTAACAGGAAGAACTTTAAGATCTATGCGACCTGGTGCCAGGAAGAATACTGCTATTATCAGATTTGATAGTGCATCAGTAGTTCTAGGCAACAGAGCAAGGAAACCAAAGGGCTATGATCTCTTTGATTTAAGGAAAGAGAACAGAGCCATAATAGCAAATAGAATAGCTGATGTGTTGGCAAGAACAAATATAAAAAAGTATGTTGCTAAAACAGAAGTTATGAAATAACCAGGAGGACATTACATGTCTGAAGTACAGGAAGTACAAGAAAATAAAGTAGTAGAAGAAGCAGTAGCAGATAACACTACACAGGATAATGAAGCAGTCGGTGGCTTAATTGCAGAAAGTAAGAAGTACCGAACAAGGGCTCAATCAGCAGAGTCAGAGCTTAATGAGCTCAAGAGATTAATTGCTACAAAAGAAGAAGAGCAATTAGCTGAACAAGGTAAATGGAAAGAAATAGCTGAAAACTATAAAAAAGAGATTGATTCTTTGAGTGACATTAAAGCTGATTATGATCAGATGCAAATGAAGAGAGCTCAAAGGAAAGAACACTTATTATCAGAACTTCCAGAAGCAGATCAAGAGATCTACAATGAATTATCATTGGAGAAGCTTGAAAGACATTTGGAAAATAAAAAGATGAATAAGGTTAAGATGGATCCTAGTAAAGAGGTAACTGCTAGTGGCAAGTTTGCTTCAGCCACTAAGATGTCAGACATCACTGAAGAGGATCGCATGAAAATGAAAAGAGATCCTAATCTTTGGAATCAAATTGTAGAAGGCTATAAGAAAAACTAAAAAACTTATAAAGGGGTTTTAAAATGGCAAATGTTACAGGAACTGGGGGAACAGCAGATGTTTTCTTAGGGGAAATGTGGTCTGATGCGGTTTTAGATTATGCACAAAAGAGAATGATCTTAAGAAATCAGGTAACTGACTTCTCAAGCTTAGCTGTGGGTGCAGATCGCATCAATATACCAAAAGTGTCTCAAGACACAAAAAGAGATAAGTCAGCAGATGGTGCTGTTACTTATGACGCAAACACTGATGCTTCAAGAACACTAGCTCTTGATCAGCACATCTATGAAGCTAAAAGAATTGAAGATATTGCACAGGTGCAATCATCTCAAGATCTATTCCAGGCTTACGCAAGTTCAATGGGATATTCTTTAGCTAAAGGTGTGGAAGCTTATATTGCTTCTCAGATCGTTGCTCATACACAAAACAATGTTACTTTAGCAACAGATGATGTTATTCTTCCAGCAGAATTAAGAACTGGTTTAGAAAAACTTCTAGATGCTAATTTTGACTACACAGATGGAGATACTTTCTTCTATGCTAATCCTAAAGCTTATATGGGCTTAATGGGACAAGGTGATTTCACCAAAGCTAATGAAAGAGGTGAGGGATCACCTATTGCTTCAGGGCAATTAATCAACATCTATGGCATGCCTGTATTACCTTCAACTGATTGGACAGAAGGTGGTACTGCTGTATCAGGATCAGTATTCAAAAAAGAAGCGGTTTATTATGCTGAGCAATTCGGTGTAAGAAGTCAGAGCTCTTATGATATTGATTATCTCTCAACTTCAGTAGTAGTAGATATGTTATTTGGTGCGACTTTGTCACATGCAAATAATGATGCTGACTGCGGAATTGTGAACTTTAAAAATCCTGCATAGTAGGATTTACATCTTATATAGGGCTGGTGAAAACCAGCCTTATGTAGGTACCAAAAAAAGATTTTAAGAGCTTCTAGGACTATTCTAGAGCTTCAAATTTTAACTAAAAGAGGTGTTTATGCCAGTATATGAGTATTTATGTGAGTGTGGTAAAAAATTTCAAACTATTCAAGGCTTCAATGAGCCTAAGATAAAAACGTGTACAATTTCAGATCAAGATGGAAAGCCATGTGAAAAAAAAGGCAAGGTCCAAAGATTGATCAGTAAACCAACTCTTTTAAAACTAGGTCACTTATCTGATAAGAAGTTAAGAGCAGATCTTGGAGACAATATTATTAATGAGTAGCAATACAAATTTAGGAAATACACCTGTATCACAGGGATATACACAGCTCTACCATACTGGAGAGACTGGTGGTCTTACATCTACTTTACAGCAAGTATTTGATGGTGATGGTACAGGATCAGATTTATACCTGGCTACCAATAAAGTAAAGATTGGTACTGCTGGGAATTTTTTAATAGGATCTAGCACAATCCAGGAATTTATCCAGGATATTGTAGGTGACATGTTTGACACTAATGGATCTCATACTAATGTTACTGCAACTTATGATGATGCTGGTGATGGTGCTATAGATCTAAATGCTACTGGTGCTATTTCAGCATTGACTGAAGGCACTGGTATTACTATTACAGGAACTACAAATAAGACTATAGCAATAGGACAATCAGTAGGCACTTCAGACTCAGTTAGTTTTGGTAGAGTTAATTTAGGTAGTACAGATACTTCTTCATTTTTGACTGGTGATCCTAAAATATCTGCTACTGGTTATATGATGATTCAAGGAATTATCAATGAGACTGAAACTGGTAGTACACCTGCAGGTATAGTATTTGGTAATAATTCTACTTATGGTAATGATGAAATTTCATTAATTACTAATGGTCTAAATAGATTATTTATAGCAAATGGCGGTAATATAACTATTTCACAAGATTTAACTATTAGTGGAGATCTACAAGTCAATGGAACTACCACTACAATCAATCAAACTAATTTAGATGTATCAGATAATATTATTGGATTAAACAGAGGTCTAACAGGTGCAAGTGCTAATGATTCAGGATTAATTATTGAAAGAGGTAGTACAGGCAACAATGTATTTATTGGTTGGGACGAAAGTTTAGATAGAGTAAGATTTGCTACTACAACAGCAGATGCATCTTCTACTGGAGATTTAAGTTTAACTAACGCAAATATCCATGCGGGTAGATTATATGGAGATGTAACTGGAAATGTAACTGGTAGTGCAAGTCTAAATCTTTTAATATCAAGTAATTTATCAGATCTAAACAATGCTTCTACAGCAAGAACTAATTTAGGTGTAGATCCAGCAGGTACAGATAATTCAACACCTGTAACTTTATCAGGATCAAGAAATTATATTACTATTAGTGGTCAAGAAATCACCAGAAATCAAATAGATATTTCAGATGATACTAACTTGGTAGGTGGTACTGGTATCACATTAACTGGAGATACACTATCTACTACTGATTCTGAGATTGTACATGATAATTTAAATGGCTATGTAGCCAATGAACATAAAGATCATAGTGCTATTAATATTACTACTGGTGCAACTTCAGGTTTATCTGGTGGTGGAAATATAACTGCTACAAGATCATTAAGCTTAAATGTAAATAATTTAGATGCTCAAGTACCTGCATTAGAGTTATCAGATAAGATAGCTATTTATGACAATAGTGAAAGTGAAACTAATGTTGCTACACTTACACAATTAAAGGCTATTGTAAATACAGACACTGATACTAATCAATTAACTACTTTTAATTTGGCAGGTGATAGTGGATCCAGCCAAAGCATAGCACATGGCAACACATTAACTATTCAGGGTGGTAGTGGTATAGCTACTGCTACAAGTGCTACTGATGACATTACAATTAATTATACTACTACTGGATTAACATTAGACTTAACACCAGAAGATGAAGATGAAATTGTTTATCAGGAAGCTGTTGGTGGTGCAATTAAAAAAACAAGAATTGGATCATTAGCAAATAATGCGGTCACATCATATAGCAATACTGGAAATGATAGAGTATTAACTTCAGGTGGTGGTACAACTATTAATGGAGAATCAGAATTAACTTATAATGGTGCAGGACAATTAGAAATAAATAGAAGTGGTAGTAATGCCATATTGCAGTTAAGAAGTGATACTAATAATACAAGAATACATTTTAAAGAAAATACTGATGTTGCTTGGAATATTGGTTATGATGCAACTAATAATTGGTTTAGTTTTTATGATGCTTCAGTACCTGCAACACCAATAAAAATTAAAGATGGTGCAGGAAGTGATACATTTGTAGTAGATAGTAATTCACGAGTGGGAATTGGTACCGCATCACCAAGTGTAAAATTAGATGTTGCAGGTGGAGATATAGCAATAGATGCAACGCAAAAACTTTACTTTGATGGTGGTACTCATACTTATATAGATGAAGTATCATCAGACCAATTAAGATTAGTAGCAGGTAACACAGAAGCTATGAAGTTTTATAGCACTGGTGCTATTGATATGTTTGGT